CCTCATGAGCTAGAAAACCATCAACGGTTGTTTCTGGATTAACAATAAAGTTGAACCGCTTAGGCAAAAGCTGCTTTACGCGAGCAATCGCGCCATCAAGATCGACTACGTTTTCTTTTAATCGATAATCAGAAGAGGTGTTATAGGCAGTTGCTGAGGCTGTGCTTGTAATACTTCCTACATTTGAGTTAGCATCGTTTCTAAATTGAATCTGCGTTGCACTTTGCGAGCCTTGGGCATAAGCGTGCTTTAACATCATAAGCGCAACATTGCTATTAGTTGTGCAATTAAAGAAGGCAACATTAGAGCCGTTCTGAACAGAAAGTTTCTCGCTTTCAACTGGGGCTGTGCGATTGATACAAACATCGCCACCACTCGTAATCCTCATCCGCTCGGTCGGGCTGCTTGCGCCGTCCGCTGTGGTGGAGAACACTAGGCGGGTTGGTTTATCATTATTTGCAAAAGTGCCGTCTGCCTGTGCGGCTATTCTTGCGCATTCTTGATAACCAGAATCGTCATTGCTAAAGATACGAATCTGACCAATCGTATTGCCTGAGGTGATGGAAGTGTCATTTCGGCTTAAAGCAAGCACAGGCGTGCCAGTATCGACAATCTGTACTTTTGCTCCTGTGTCTCCTGTTGTGTCACTACTCGTCCCAACCAACAACCGCCCCGAGCTGTCTAACCTCATCACCTCTGAGTAAGCGCCACTGCCAAGAAGTCCAAAAAACATCTCTTGGCTTTCTGACGGACCGCGTGCTGTTTGAATTACTCCGATCCGTGCGTTGCTGTTTCCAGGAACCGTTTGCCCAAAAGTTATTGCTGATCCGTTATTAGCAGTAGTGTTTGTGTTGGCGATATTGATACCGTTAAACGAGCCTTGGTCCGTACCAGAATCGTTTACATCAATAGTTAATACCTGCTGGGTAGCTGTCGTTCCGATACCCACGCGGCCACTTGAATCGATCCTGAGTCTCTCCGTCGCGCTGCTTGCACCGTCCGCACAGGTCGAAAATACTAGGCGGCCTGGTGTGTCTCCCGCAGCAACGCCACCATCTACTTGCGCCTCAATTTGCGCGGCCCTGCCATCAAATGTAGACCCATCATAAGCGTGCCAGCGAATAATGCCTAAACCATCATTATTACTGGCAACTGCTGGACTTGAAACACTACCTCTGGTTTTAATAAAGTTAAGTCCTCCAGACCCAGCATCATCACTTGAACGCCAACAAGTAATTGATGCTTCATCATTAACATCTCCAACAAGTTGCAAGAAATTATCTGGTCCAACGCTACTAGACGTCCCCACGAGGAGCCTGCCACTTGAATCGATGCGTGCTTTTTCACTGCCGCCTTTCTCAAAAACATGAGCACCGCCTGAGTGATAATTCAGAACACCTGATTGAACTCCGAAGCCATAATCATTTGCATCTCCGCCGTCATACAGCTTTAACTTGAAGTCAGAAAGAGAAGTGCCAAGAGACAAAAGGCTGCTTGGTGAATTTTCTGCGATGCCGATACGATCATTCCCTGCATCGACAAACAGCATGTGAGTGTTGCCGTTTGACTCCACGCGCAAATCAACATCATTGCTGGGGTCGTTAAATACAACCTCAGAGTCGCCAATCTCAAGACGCTCTGCACCACCAGTTGAGAAGTTGATTTTGTTGGCGGCACTTCTGCTGAAGCCGGTGTCAAGGTCCGACGCGAAGGCAAGGCCAGGGGCGGCCAAACTGCCGTCCTCCATCAGCAACGTGCCGTCAAGCTCACGCAGCGTGATCCATGCGTTGTTTGCCGAATTGCGGATCTTTAAGACATTGGCAGTCGTGTCTGCCCACCATTGATATGCGTAAGTTGTTGCTGGCTCGGAGCTTCCGCTGTTATTGCTGACAATCGCTGCTAGAGCGTCATTCAAATCCGAACGGACTGCAGCACCCGTTCCATTGGCAATCACATAATCGTGGGTAGCCATGCTCTAGCTCGCGTCAGACGACTTTGCATCCATCTTAAACGCCCCTGCCAAATCCCACAGCCGTGTAAGTAAAGGTCCGATCTTGGTTGTTGCCGCTTGAATCCAGCACATCAAGATCAAAGCCAGTGCCCGTCACATTGCTGATATTGACCCGTTCACCATCGCCAAGGTTTCGCACCGTAATACCGACGCTTGGCAGGAAGTTGTTCAGGTTGCCCAGCGCCGACGTACCAACAAAGAAGGCGTTGTCAAAAGTCACCGACTTAGTGCTAGTGCCTGAGGCGATGGGCTGACTGATTTCCTCCCTGCGCTGGAAGTTGGTCTCATAGCCCAGCTGATCAACCAAGATGTTCTGTGCGATGTCAGCACTGGTCAGCTCTGCCTTGAACTGGAACGCACGGCCCTTAAACGTTCCAGCCACAAACTCCTGCCAAGCCGTATAAGTCGGAGAACCTGAAGGATCGTCGTCTGTTCTTCGCATGTAGAGCTTGGCGTTGACAGCATCAGCCTCAGTGCCGTCAAAATCGTTCCAGGTGTCAATCAACGCAGTGCGGGCGTCGATGGTGTCGTTAGGGAAGAAAGCCCTGGTGACAAACCGCCGCTTGATGTCCAGCGCAAAGCGTGCGCCAAGATCCAGCGTGTTGTTGAACTGATACTCAGCAGAACTAAGGATGTCCCCTAGGAAGTCAAAGGACGTGATGGCATCAACGTCAGTCACATCATCAAGATTGTCATTACCGTCAATCACCAACGCATCAAGGTCGTCGCTGTAAAAGCAATCAGTCTTCGTGCCCTGGAACGGCGGAGTGTCCTGATCCTCTCTACGAGTTTGAACTGGATGACTGCCGACTGCATCAGGGAAGTCCACCAGCACGCTGGTGGCGTTCGTGCTCTTGTTGCCCAGCTCGTCCTCAAACTTGACGAGGATCTCACCCTCAACCAAAGGCACGATGGCCTCAGTTGAGTGACCCGCAACAGCAGGGATCAAGTCAACAGAGTTGGGCCACGTTGCCGATCCATCCGTCAGGTTGCTGTGCTTGACGTGAACCAGACCGTTCACCTTCACGTCAAGATCAACAGTCTGATCCCAGCGCAGGCGAGCACTGTTAGCGCTGATCGGTTCAATCGACAGATTCTGCACATCAGCAGGCACAGCGGTCTTACCTAGCAGCGTGAACGTTGCTGTTGCCGTTGCGCTCTGCTTGCCAAGGTAGTTTTTGGCACGGATCTGAACAGTAAGCGTGCCAGCCTTCAAATTCCGCAGAGTTACAGACGGATTTGAGGTATCCAGCTCAATAAAGTTGTCGTTGTCGAGCTTGTATTTGACACGGAACTCATTGACATTGACCCTGTCGTGCTGCCAGCTCAGATCAAAGCCTGTGTGAACCGTTTGACCCTCTTGATATAAAAACTCAGTGCCACTCAAACCTTCTGGCGCACTTGGCGTGCCGTTGAGGTTGCTGATGTCTCGCGTTGTTAGCGCAATGTCTTGTTCAACAGCGTCATAGATCGATTCGTTATAGGCAACAGCAGTGACGCCCACAGTGCCATCGCCGCCCTCGGCAACAGACACCACGCGAAATTGCTGCGATTGAATGTCGCTGGTTTGGATCAGGTAAATCGCTTGCGCCTGTGGTGCTTGGCTAAACGCCTCACTGACAGTGATTGCAGTGCCTGAGATGCTGCTGATTGTTTTTGTCTCAACCAAACCTGTTGGCAGCAGCACTGACAACGTTGGACTTGCCGCCAAATTCACAGACAGATCAGTGTCGCTGTCGATCGTGACAACGGTTGTTGTTGCAGAGCTGACCCTACCGCTGCGGCGTGTGCCAGCACGCAACGGATCGGCAATGTCAATGACAATGCCTGGAGTGACAGCAATGCCGGCATCAATAGAAACAGCGAAGCTGACTGTTTCTGACAGCAGCCTTTCGCTAGTCAGCAACCACTTGCCCAGCCTGTGCGCTTGGCCTTGGCTGTAGCAGCCGATTGCTTTTACGTCCTTATTAACGATGCCGTACTTTGCAACGGCGTCATGATCTTCAACATATTCATATTCAACTTCACCGAGCGTGTCATAGCTTTGCCACGCCACCGTGGCGCAAGTGTGTCGTGCTTTTTCAGCTGTGCCGCTGTAGGTGAACAAACCATCAACAACATTGCTAGGGCCGAGCAGGTATTGCGAATCAGCGGGCTTGTCTTGACGCAGAACAAGTGAGCCAGCGCCGTAATAACTGATGCCCCTGAAAATGCTGGTTAGCTGCTGAATAACGTTGTAAACCTCGTCCCGAGTGTTAAGCAGCAGGTTGAGGCTG